AATAATTAGCTAATGATTTATTATTTCCTCTATCAAATAATAATCTATATCTTTCATCTTGTATATCTCCTTTAAATAATCCTAATTTATTAGAACTATATAAATAAGATTTCATTGCATCAAATATATCATGCTGTAAATCTACTTTAGCTGTAGATGATATATCTTGTTTACCTAATAATTTAATAGTATCATCTATTACTTTAGTAATAGTTGTATTAGTATGAGGAAAATATCTACTAAATAATTCATAACCAGCCTTAGCTCCATTTACTACTAATGAACCTACTGCTGTATTAGGCTTTACATAAAAGTCTTCTCCATTACTTTGGGTAAACTGAATATATCCATTATTATCTAAAAATTCTTTATCATTATATCTACTATCAGAAGTGTCTATATATTCTCCTATAATAGAATCTATGTTATCTATCCATTTACTTTGTTTAAGAAAACCTACATTATTATATTTATCTATGGCTTCAAACATAGATTTACCTAAACCTTGCCTTTGAATATTTAATTTAGATTGTATTCTAGTTATATTATCAGCATGAGATTTTAATTCTAAAAATAATCCTAATACAGTTTGCTGTATTTTATCATCTATATTACCTTTAATATTATTATATAAATTTACTCCAGTTAATTCTTTTCTTAATTTATCTATACCTTCTTTATCTAACTCAAATATATTAACTCCATTTCCTTGATTATCTTGGAATAAATCTTTACCCCCATATTTATTTATAAGATTATCTATTATTTTAGTTTCAGCATTTTTATCAAATTCAGTTATAGTAGATTTACTATTCTTCATTGCATCTACATAATCCTTAATAATAGGTTGACTTAGTAAGAAATATGGAATAGATACTTCAATATCTTTATTATCTATTCTAAAACTATCTTTATCAAATCCTAATGAAGTTAATAAACTATCCACATTTATAGTAAGTTCATTTACTCCAACTCTACCCATTATTTGTTCTTTCTCATTATCTGTAGCTGTATTTTGTCTTTCAGCTAAAACATCTGCTATACTTCTACTTCCATCTATAGTCTTAACTCTACCTAAATCTCCAATGGATTCAAATTCTCCTATTTGAATATGTAAAGGTACTCTTTTAACTTGTCCATTTTCATCTGGTACAAAATCCATTAATCTTAATGGTTTATCAGATTGTTGAGTTAAAGCATGAAAGGTAACGTAATTTGAATATACTCCTATACCAAGTTTACCAGCAGCACCAATTTTCATTTTAGCTTTCTGATATTCATCTGATAATACACTAAAGTATTTATTATCTTTTTTACCTTCATTTAATCCTTCAATAATATCAGCTTGACTTCTAGCAAAGTCCATTGACAATACTCTATTAATCTTCTTCTGTACTCTAGTATCTGCTGAATTTAATACTGAATTATAGGTTTTAATTATTTCATTTTGTAATATTTTGGATTTAAAATTATTAGTTTTTAATTCATTTATAGGTCTATCTAATCCTAATTTATGTATAGTTCCATCATGTAATACTTCATGGTGTAACATATATACATTCTCTTTATCAACATCAAAGTCAAGTCCTTTTTGTTTAGTAAAGTTCTTAGGTACTATCATTAAATCACCTACTTCATAAGGTAGAAATCCAGCTACTTCAATAGCAGACATAGATACATGACCTGATGTTGGTATTCTAAATGAAGATAAATTTAGTAAATCTTTATCTATCATTTTATCTTTTAATATCCATTTGTTATCTACTTTATCTATATAGATGTATCTTCCTTCTTTATCTTGACTAAATAAATCTATTAATTTACCTTCATTATCTCTAAATTTAGAAGCTATTAATACTTGATTAGGTTGAAGTTTATCTTCTAATATTTTAGCTGCACTTAATTCACCTGAAAAGTTTTTAGTCCATATAATCTTAGATTGGTCTATACCTTGTAAATCTTTACTAAGTTTAAATCCTTCTTGACTACCAGCTACAAAGCTATTACCAGGGAGACTTAAATTAATAAGTCTATTACTAATAATAGAGTTAAGTAAAGCTTCATATTTATAAGCATTTGGAGTTAACCAAACTGGAACTTCAAATTCAGATTCTCCTGTATTTGGATTAACAGTTAATTTAAGTGCTTCTAAATCTTGTCTGCTATATCCTCTTTTCTTAACTTCATCATTTAATATACTTTGAATCTTCTTAGTAGTTTCTTCACTATTAATAGGTAATCCACTTTTTTCATCTATACCAAAGTCTTTGTATAATAATGACTTTTCATTTTTAATCCATTCTACAAAATTCTTATTATAATATTGATATAGTTCTTCTCCATTTAATTTTTTTCTAGGAGCATTTCTATCTGGATTATCAAATATATTATCCTTAATATCTCTAATACCATCTCCAAATATAAGTTTCATCATTTGAGTACCTAAAGCTATTTCATCTATTTTATTAGATGCAGATTTAAAAGGTACATCTTGTTGTATCTTAAAGTATTTTCTATCTAAGGTTAAAGCTGGAGTAGTATTGTTACTATTTTTAATCCCATCTAATATAGATTGAGTATCTATATTTCTGTAATTACCTTCATTATCCCAAATTTGAAGTTGGTTTTTAGAAGCTATAGCACCTACTTTATTAGCTGTATTATAACTAGCTCTTACATTTAATCCTGATTTATCTTGTAATTCTTCTAAATTTCTTCTTAATTTATCTAATTCAGTGCCTTTAGTTAATTGAGGTAATAAAGCAAAAGCAGAAGATTTAATATAAATCATCTTATTTACTTGATTTATATTATCTATTTGTTGACCAAAATAAACAGGTTTATGAGGATTTAATACTAATTTTAAATCATCATCTGATAGAAAAGCATCTTCTGGAATAGGTTGATTATTACTTTCAGCTTTATATTGTTTATTAATTTTATTTAAAAGTATATTATAATTATCTACTGGAAGTCTTCCTTGCCTATATAGAATATCTAAAGCTTCTTTAGAAGTAACATATTCTTGAGCATCTGTACTTTCTATATCAAAATAACTAGCTATATCAGGAAATTTATTTTGAAGCTTATTTATTCCATCTTTATATATAGCTATATTATCTGATTTAGCTTGATTTAACCAACCATTTACTTCAGCATCTATAGCATTACTACCATAAAATAACTTTATAATAGGAACTATATTTTCTGATACTGAAACTCTATCTTTAATAAATAGTTGAAGATACTTATCTTCTACTGAATTATATAATAATCTACCGGGAGCTATTAATCCAGCTAATCTCTTACCTAAATTAGTTCCCATCTTCCTAGCTAACTTATTATATAATTCATCTGATTTAGCTAAATAAGGTTTACCTTGTGTAAACTCTTTTTCATTAAATAATTTATTCTGTCCATAATTAGCTACATCTCCAGCTAATGCCATATAAGTATTAGCTTGAGCTATAAAGTTATTAATGATATAATCATAAGCATACATTCTAATACTTTCATCTACATTAGTAGATTTAATATTAGGATTGTTAATGTAATTACTATTTAAGAATTTAACTTTAATTATATTACCATCTTTGTCTTTATCAAAATATCCATTTTTATCCCAACTATCAATTTTGTCTTTAACTTCTTTATCTAATACCTGTTGAACTATATCTTGAGCCTGATATTTAATTTTATCTATCAGGTTATTATATTCTTCTTCTGTTTGAATATTACCAGCTTCATTAGCTAAGTAATTAACTAATCTAATATTTCCTATTCTTATATTATTTAATTCAGGAATAAAATTAAATATTTGTGCAGCTTTATTGTATCCTTCTTGGTTAACTAATTCATCTGCATTAACTTGTAGTTGTTGAGCCTTTTGATGATGATTTAATATTCTTTTTAGTTCAGGTTCTACTAATTGAGAAAACAATAATTGTTTTAAATCATTATTTTCTATTTTAGTTATATCTGAATTAAAATGTTTCTTTTGTAAACTTAATACTATAGTAGATAAATCTGTCATTGTATCTTTATCTGACATAGTAGGAAAGAACATTCTAGCTATTCTAACAGGTAAATCGAATTCTTTATTTCCTATTTTAATATTAGTAACTGGTAATTCACCTTGTTGAACATCTTGGAAGAATATTAATCTAGTTAACTCTTGGTCTGCATCTGATAAACCTACTAATTCATTATCTTTGTATAAAGATTTACCTATTTCTTTTAATGCATTTATTCCAATATGGTCTATTCTAAATTTATCTCTAAATGAAGGAATATTATTAAGAGCATTTAATAATAATGAATTTTTACTAAAAGGTAATTGTAATAAATCATCTCTTAATTTAGAAGTTTCTCCTGATAATTCTAGTACTACTTGTGCTGAATATTTGGTAGGGGTAACAAAATTAATCAACTTACTACCATCTCTACCACTATTACTTGTAGTATGAATACTATATTTCTTTTCAATATTAGCTAATTTTCTTAAAGTACCTGTAGAATCATTTAAAGGATGAAGTGTATCATCTTCTACAAAATTAGTACTTTCATTATTATCTAACTTCTGTTTTAATAATCTTAACCTTTGTTCTAATTGATTAAAGATTCCTTGTTTACTATCAAACATTCTATCAAATGATAATCTAGATTGAGTATCATCTGAATTAGTTATATAATAACCTTTATTCATTAGTTCTTTAATAGTCTCATCTCTTAAAGATATACCAAATCTATTTAACCAATGATAAATATCTTGTATCTTAATTTTACTTTTGTCAACTAATTTCTTCCATTGTTCTAATTGATTAAGTTGATTTTCTAATATAGTTTTATTAATACTATAATTCTCTCCATTCTGTAAAACCATATTAGACATCTTAAAGTTCTCATACCATGCATCTTGAATAACTCTCATTATTTCATATGCATTTGTATCATAAACTTTAGAAGTCCAATTACTAGTTAATCTATCAAAAGATAACATTGCAAACTTCATACTCATAGCATGATTAGCAAATGTATATACAAATGAAGCTTTTAATTCATCATCTGCATCTTTTAATCTTCTTATTAGTTCATTAGTCCAAGGATGACTATTAGTATATTCAGATAGTCTAGTAATTATACTATCAAAATCTGGTTTGATTTCTCTAGGAGAATTTAATAAAGTATTTAATTGATTTGCATAATAATCAAATCCTTTATAAATAGGTAATCCTAAAAATCCTTGTTTAATAGTTCCAGACCTAGTATATTCAGGTATATCTGATAAAAATCTTTTTAAAACATAACTAGCTTTATCTTTATTACTTTCTTCTAAACTACTCTTAGAATATAATTTTTCAGTTTCACCTATATCTACTATACCACCTTCTTCATCTTTAATTTTAATACCAGTATTTTTAGATACATCAAAATCCCAAGCTTCCTCAACCAATTCATTCCAATTATCTTTAACTACTTTAATACTGTTTTTACTATCTTGTAATCTATCAATAATAGGTTTCATATTAGGAAACTTACCAGACTTAAATAAGTCTGATAATGTATCTAATGAATTATTAATCTTAATTTCAGTTTCACCTATTATTTTATCAAAATTATTTTTAGCATTATTAAGTACTTCTGCTGTATTAATATTAAATTTATATTTAGGTAATACTTGTCTTTCAATTTCTCTAGCTATAAATCTAACAACTTGTTGTCTATCTATAGTATTTAAATCTTTAACTTTAGTAATATTAGCTTTTACTCTTTCTAATATTTCATCTGTATCATTATCATAATTAGGTTGTAGATATTCTTGAGGTATTATTTTACTTATATTTTCTCTAGAAGTAAAATCCAATAGCATATTTTCTATATCCCTTCTTGGAATACCTAAATCCAAGAGGTGCTGTACAGAGGAAAGCACATTATCAGGTACTAATTTTTCTGCTTCTTTGGTATCTACTTGAGGTACTTCCTGTTCTACTTGATTTTCTTTATCATAAGTAAAGTTAATTATAGGTTGAGTATATGTAGCATATAAAGGTTCTTTAGAAGTTCCTTCATTTATGTTATATGATAATACATTAGTCTTAAAACTATCTCTAAGATAATTTTGATAGTTTTCATGTATCTTAGATATATTACCTTCTTTATCTAATAATAATACTGATTTATTTCTTCTAAGTCCTCTCCTATCTACATTTTGATAAATATTAGCATTTAATACTTTACTGAATATAAAGTTTAAATCATCTTTAATTGTCTTAGATGCCCAAGCAGGATTAGCATTAAATTTATCAGTAGATTGAAATACAGAAGGATTTATATACCTAGCCCCATCTTCTCCTAATTTAGTTCCTTTAATACCAAATACAATTCTATGTTTAACTATAGCTATATATCCAGTACCAAGTTTGATATTATTATTTCTTTCAACTTCATTAAATACATCTTTAGCTTCTTTATATATACTCATATTTCTCACCATCATAAATTGAGAAATATAATCTTGTAAGTCTTGTGAGTTAGTTAAATCCCAACCTTGTTTTTTAAGCTTATCATTTAATTCTTTTAATTTAGTACTCATACCTAAAGCATTTGTACTATCATATTGACTACTATATATACCCATTGCTTGAGTAATACTAGTCTTAACTTCATCTGTAATAAAGTCTTTATATATTGGTAGAGCTATATATTGCTTATCATTTGTTGTTTTTCTAATATCATATATCTCTCCTTTATTTAAATCTTTACTATTAGATAATTCAGATTGTTTAATTATCTTATTATCTATTTCAATACCATCCACTCCATTAAAAAATCCTATTTTAGCTTGAGGATTAGCATCTTGAATTTTAATTCTAGGTTTATCTTTATCTATTTTAGTTAAACTACCATTTCTTTTATTAGTAATAGTCACTTCAAGATTACCTTTATTTACTATGACTTGCCTTCTTAAATCTAATAATTGTTTTCTAGCATCATTAATTATTCTTTCCTGATTAGGTATATCAGCTATATTAAATGGATTATACCATAAGCTATCGTGTATCATAGCTACAGCTTCCCCTTCATTATCATATACAAATAATGGTACTCTAGATAACCATTCATCTGAACCAACTTCTATATTATTATCCTTAACCCAATCTCCAAATTTAATAGCTTTATCTTTAGTCCAAGTTTTAGTATTCCAATTACTTACTAATATTTCATTTGGATTATCTGGTAGTTTAATAGTTAGTTTATCTCCAGTATTAAATTTAGTAGGGTCAAGTAATTTTTTACTATTAACATATTGTCCTGAATTTAAGTTATCAGAACTTTTATATATAATTTCAGTATTACCTTCTTCATTTGTTATTATATCCTGAATATAAGGCTTACTTAAGAAAGCTAATTTTAAATCTGGACTAGCGGTTTGAAATTCATTTGTATTGATAGCTATCTTATCTCCATTATCATTTTCTACAAAGTTTTCAGGTTCATTGTTTTTTACTTCATTCGTTTGATATATATCTGTATTATCTTCCGTAGAAGTATTATTCCTATCACTATAATTAATAAGGTCATTTAATAACTGTGTTCTATCTCCAAATACTTCTTGGTAGATTTTGTCAAAATTGGTTTCTCCATATTTATTTTCATTCCATCCTAATTTAAGTATATTATATTTTTTATCTATAATATCTTTATTAGAATGTCCTATCATATCTTCAATTACTTCTTTAAAATTAGGTTTTCTACCTAATTCAGATTGAAGATTATCTACATAGTTTTTAAATTTATCTTTTATATCATTTTTAAATCCTTCATCTAATTTAGATGATAATTCTTCTGGATTAAAGAATGAACTATCCTCTTTAACTACTACTGCTTTACCTTGTTTGGTATCTACAAATTTGGTATTAGTATTAGTTATATCATTAATTATTTGTTTTCTGTCTGTATTAACAGGATTTATTTGGGGCTGGCTTTCAACTTCTTGTTTCTGAATAGGAGGTTTAATATCTTCTGTAACTTTCTTAGAAGTTATTTTACTTGCTTTATCATCTATCTGTTGCTCTAGTTCATCTGTTAAATTATTATTAGATTTTAAATTAGTTTTTATACTATTTAAATCTTCTACTGTATTAGCATTATCTATTACTTGTTGTAATTTCTTTTGAGTAGATTTAGATTGAAAAGATTTATCTTGCCAAGTAGCTAATTGTCCTCTTATGTTATTTCTTTGATTTTCTAATCTAGTCTTTTTTAATTGTTCATTAAATAATTCATTACTAAATGGAATACCATTTAATATTAAATTATCATTTTGCTTTTCTTCAGGAGTTCTACTATCATTTTCTGATAATTCTGAAGATGTTTTTTCTAAATAATTTATTCTTTTAGAAGCTAAATCTAAAGATTTGTTTAATCCTTGCTTAATATTTTCATCTGTTTCATTAGATAATCTTTTTTCTAATTCTTCTCTACTCTGATTTAAAGCTTGTAATTCATGTTCAATTAGAAAATTATCTCTAGCGTTTATAGATAAATTCTTAAAATCAGGTATCTTAGATATAATATCTTGAATATTAGCTTCATGGTAATTAATACCTTCTCCTAATTTCTCAATATCAAATTGCCTTCTAGTTATAGGAACTACAGCTTCTCTATTATTTTTAACTTTATTTTCATCATACAATTCTTTTATCCTATTAGCATCTTCTATCATTGTAGGATAATTATTCTTAATAAAGTCTATAGTAGCTTTATCATTTGGGTCTATGTTTAAATCTTGTAATCTCTTACTATCATTACTATTTACTGCATCTAATGTTCCTTGTAAATGACTATTATATCCTAGAAATCCAGTATTCTCATCTAACAAGTTATCTAAATGTAAACTTCTTAAAGCAAAATTTATACCTGCATCTCTCCTTATAGCAGCAGATTTATCTATATCTTGCTCTTGGTCAGTATTTTTAATTTGGTCTGCTATTAGTTTAGTTAATGCTAGATTATTAGCTATAGCATCTTTATGAGCATATTTTAAACTTCTATTATAATCTCTTTTACCAATATTTTGTACAAAGTGTCCAACTGGTTCAAGTAATAAACCTCCTAACATACCACCAATAGTAGCATCTATTTCATCTGGAGAAGTAAAATAACTTTGAAGTCTTTTACTAAAATCTTTATTTTGAGTTAATCCTACTGAAGCATCAGCAGAATATTGACCTTCATCTTGTCCTATTTGTTGTAAAAATTCTTCAAAACCTTCACCTGCTACTTCTCCAAGTATAGTAGCTCCTTTTCTTAATACTTTATTACTAATACTTCCTATAGTTCTATCTAATAATCCTTCTGAACCACCTGATACTGGATTATAAGTAGCTAACTTCATCATTAGTACATCCATTGCTAATAATGGTAAATTCCATCTAGCATCTATAGCAGCAGCATTAGCAGCATTAGCTCTTGCAGTTTTTTCATCTATTCCATTATCTAATTGTTCTTTATAAGTTTGTTGAAATGTTTGAGTAGCTTCCATTCCAGTTTCACCTAATCTTTTAAATAAAGCTGTTCTAGTAGCAGCCATCTTTATTTTATCAGCTTCATTTAAACTAGTTAAAGCTTCTGCAAATTTCTTATCTTTTAATAGATTTTTTACTTTATTAATCTGATTAGCTAATTCAGGTATCTCTCCAAGTCCTTCTGTAGCTGCACCTACAGCCATTGATTCTAGTACTGAACCAGTTAATACACCAGCACTTAATCCCATACTAGCTATTTGATTTCCCCAATAACCAGCATCAGTAAATTTATCCCAACCACGTCTTTCTTCTGGAGTATTATCTTTTTGATAAATAGGGAAATTTTCCTGTCCATAATTCATTATATCTTGACCAAGATTATAAATACTATTATTATATTGGTCTTCAGCACCAGTGTACATACCAGCCATTTGTTTTAAATCAAACTGGTCTCCTTCAGACATTAATAATCCACCTGCTAATTGAGTTACTAATTGAACTGCTGTATTTTTACCTTTCTCTAATAATGGTTGTCCCTCTGCTCTTTGATAATCTAAGATAGGACTTTCTGAATAAGGATTAGTAATGTACTTTCTATAACTAGGGTCTAAATTTCCTTGTGACTGCATGGAAATTTCAGTAGGTGTTGGAATACCTTGTTGTTTAGATTGCATATCTTTAATCTGACTTTGAACTAAAGCATCTGCATCTGGATTAACTTGTATATTATCTCCTCCACCAATAGGAGTTTGTGAAGTAAGTTGATTTTTTACTTCTTTATTTTTATCACCCATTTATTCAGATTGAATACTAGTAAGATATTTATTTAAATCTTGAGCTAAATCAGCTTCACTTAATTTATTTTTAAATAAAGGAAGTTCTGATTTTCCATCTGCTGATGGAATAGTAGCAGTAAAATAACCTTGATTATCTTTATGAACTCTAACATTTAGAGGATAAGAAACTCCTTTCTTATTATCTAAATCCATTTTATTAACCTGTATTTCTTTACTTCCTCCGTTTTCTATATCAGATATATCATGTAATATAGATTTTTTATAAGGTTCAGTTAAATCTTTAAGATATTGTTGTACTTCTGGAATATCAGTATGGTCTTTCAAACCAGAAGCTAATACTCCATCTAAATTAGTTTTATCTAATCTAAGTATATAATCTTTTCCATTTAATTTAACCTTTATAGAAGTACCATTATCATTAAATGCTGATACTCTATCTCCAAATAAATCAGAAGGAGATTTACCATTTTGTATATCCTTCTGAACTTTATTTAAAGCTTTTCTATCTATTTGTCCATCTGAAGTATTATATAATTTAATTTTATCAGGATTATCTTTTACATATGCATAAACTCCTTTCCTAACTCCAGCTAAATCTCCAGTTAATTGTATTCCTTTATATTGAGTACTTAAAGATTGTTTATTTTGTTGTAGCCATTTATCTTTAGCATCTGTAAATCTAGATTGCATTTTATCAAATTTGCTCCATAATAAATAATCATTATATTGAGGAGTATTTTTAAGAGCATTTTTATCTGCATCACTAATCTCTTGGCTAACCATCATATCATTTATATCATCAAAATTATTTTTTACTTTATTAAGATATTGAGGGTCACTTCTTAATTTACTAAAATTATAAATATCACTATTAGTATATTGATAATTCTTTTGTATATCTTTATAAGCAGAAGTTTCTGCTCTATTACTTAATTGCTGTAAATTATATAATTCAGCTTTAGTATAAGTTTCAGTAGATTTATCTCCTTCAGTTTGAGCTTTTGTTAATTGGTTTTGTAATCCAACCCAATTATTATTTATATCTTCTGTAGTCAAAGATTTACTTCCTTTATCTAAAATATCTCCTACTATAGTATTATTATAACTACCTTGTAATAATCCATATACATCTCCATTTTCAACATTATCTATTAATTGCTTTCTTTCAGGAGTTGGATTAGTAGCTTGTTGTTCATATAACTTTTGTAAGAATTTTTTATCTTGTTCTTTCTTATTATCTTCATCATCTTCTAAATCATCTGCTCTCTTTAAATCATGTCCATATTTAGTAGCTTGTAGTTGATGTTGGAATTTAAGTCCTTCCATTGCATATGGATTCTCTGCATCTATCTTATGAGATTTCTCTTCTTCTGTAAATGCATATTTTCTAGCACTAGCAGCTAAACTCTTTTGTATTTCATATGGTAATTGACTTATTCCACTTCCATTTAATAAGTCATAATAACCACTTACAGTAGTTCCATCTGACTTAGTTAATAATTCTTGAGGTTGACTATATTCTCCTAATCTGACTCCTGTTCTTATTTCATCATGTAATTTAGTATCTGCTAAAGCTTTATTAGTAGCTATATTAACTAATTCAGAATAAGGAACTGTTTTAACTCCATTTTCATCTGTATATCTCCACATTGAGTTTACTCCACTTCCACTTACTTTATATGAACTAGCTTTAACATCACTTAGATATTTATCAAATATATCACTTACATTCACATCATCTGGTAAATCTTCTGGTTGAAATCTATTATAGTTTCCAGTATTAGGGTCATATTGTACTCCTTTATCTTGAGAGAGAGCTAATGATTTGGCTCTTTGAAATCTTGAAGGACTTAATTTACCAGCATTAACTTTATCTTGCATCCTTTTATTCCAATCAATATATCCATTAGCTCTTTCTTCTATAGCAGCTATTCTACCAGATGTCATATCTTGTTGAATATCTCTGGTAACTTGTCTTACATATGGTAGTTGTTTTCTGTAATCAGCAGGATTTTTAGATATAGTATTAGTTATATCATCTATCCTAGATTGATATTGATTTTGTAATTCTTTAACATCTTGTGCATCATTAGGAATGTGTTTAATAGTAGTTAAAGCATTACCTAATAAATCAGTCTTTTGTATAGTATTATCTATATTATTATCAGCAGTCTCAATAACCTTCATCATTAGGTTAGTTGGAGCTTGATACATATAATCTACATCATTAATTGGTGTAGCTGATTGAAAATATTGCCCCATATTATGAATTACTTAAAATTGGTCTTCCGTTTTTATCATAACTAATACCTAATCCGTATTTACTTAATTGAGGTAAAAGAGCTAATACATCATCACTTTGTTTTTGAGTATTAAAATCTTTACCTAATGTTTGAAAACTATGTCCAGCATTAGCCAAGTTACTAGATAAATTACTATAGTAATTATCTATATTTCTTTGATTAATTTGGTCTATAGCTGTAGAAGCATTATCCCTATATAAATCTCTAGAAACACTATAATCAGCTTTTTCTTTTAATAACCTAGATATATTACCTGCATAGTCACTATAAGATTTAGTTAATGCTTTATTAGTTTCAAGTCCTACAGCAGTATTAGAAGCTCTAGCTATATTAATACTTTGAGAGCCTTGATTATTTCTATTTATAGCAGCTATATTATTTGAGTAAATATCATCTAATTCATTATTTCTAGCTTTCTGATAAGTACCTATAGAAGTATCCATTTCATCTAATGCTCTACTAGCAAAATCATTATACCTATTCATAGTAGGTAAAGTAGCTTTTCTATCAGCTTTAGTTACAAGTATAGGAGCTATTGCATTAAATAATGTTCCAGCCATTCCTAACATATTACCTGTAGTAAATGGAGTTTTAGGATTAAAATTATTTACACTTCCTAAATCTCCCATAGAACTGTTAGGAACATTAACTCCAGTCATAGGTGTAGGAGCTACTCCATCATCAAATAATCCATTACTTCCTATTGGTAAAGTACCAACATCATCTGTTCCATATGCTAACTTAGGAGCATTACCAGCACTTTGAGGGTCAACATTAGAAGGATTACTTGATGTATTTTTATTAGTAGCTTGTTTTCTTGCAGCTAATCTTTGAGCAACTTGTTGTAATATCATATCATGTTGCTCTTCATCTGCATTTATTTCTTTAATTCTACTTAGACTTGCTTTTGTTAATTTATCTAATGGTCTTTTATCTAATATCTTCTGTAATTTAGCTTCTGCTCTTTCTCTAGATTTCTTTCTTTCAGCCATTGTTTTACCATCTACTGATAATCTATCACTATATACAGAAGTGCCTTGTGGAAGATTTACATCTATTCCTCCTTGTTCATGTGAAGCACCATTAAACTGCATTACTTGTCCATTTGGAGTTTCAGCAGCTTCACCTCCTTCAACTTCTACAGGAACATTTCCTCCTAGAGCATATACCATACCACCTAATGCTTTTTTAGATTTACTTCTATAAGCATTAACATATGCAGTTAATTCTTGTTGAGCATTAGCATTTCCTTGTTTAGCTAAATTAGCTAATTGATAAGTATAATCTAATAAACCATGAGGGTCTGTTTTCATTTTATTCAAAGCCCAATTATAATTTTGTTGATATTGTATTTGTGGAAGTTTATCTATACCAGTATTATTTTCAGGAAAAAATCCTTCTTGTAATACTGGAACTTTACCTCCATCTCCATATTTCTTTCTTTTATGACCAAAATTCTTAGCAAAATTAGCCATTTTAATTACACTTGCAGGATATTCTCCTTTATGTGACATTACATGACTTGCTGCTGTACTAACAGACATATGATGCTTTTTTGCCCATCTAGAAAAGCGACCACGATGACTAGGTTTTATCTTTATACTCATCTTCTTTAGTATTTATAGAGTTATCTAAAAGAAAGAATATTATTAAACGTAAATATAATAAATAAAATCGAGATTCAGATAAAATTTAACAAGTATTAATTTAAATAATAAGTTATTAATATTTATCTGTAGGATTCTTTAGAAAGGTCTTTAGAGTAGTTAATCACTAAATTAACATTATTAAAATAAGGACTTGTAGTATTATCTAACTTAAATCTCATTATTAAGAACTTATCCATCATAGATTCAAGTTGTGTCCAGTCTTTAGTAAAACTTATTAATGGATTAGGATTTACTATTGTATTATCATTTATAACTTTATCTATAAAATAATTAGTATAAATATCTGTCCAATAAGAACTAAACATAGGTTTAGTATAATCAATTATATAATCTCTAATATCATTTAAATTCCAATTTCTTTCTTTTCTTGTTGTATATATATTACCAACAGGATTTAAAGTTTGTTGAAGCATATATGTACTATCAGCCATATCATCTTTAATTATTATAACCTGTTCTCCTGAATTTTGTCTAGAGTTATAAAACATTACTTTGTTAAAAAATAAATCATTTATATCTCTAAAATTTAAACCTGAAGGGTCAAATAATTTAGCTATTAATTCAATAGATACATCATCCCAAATTCTAGTTTCTAAAGGATTATTAACATTTACTAATTCTAATATAAATGGATATACTACATTATCATATTTACAATATCCTTGAGCAGTATTATTATAACTAATTATATTATGTTTAAGAAATCTAGTATTAATTCCATTTTTACTACTACCTTGATTAACTGAATAAAATCCTTCTGGAGAAAATAAATAAGTATTTGGTAGATAACTATGAAATCCTATCCATTTATTATTATCTAAATCAAAACTCATTGTCCATGAATGATTCTCAAATATAGTAGGAGTATTAGGTAAAGAAGGAAGTACATAATCTAAATCTTCAAAATCAATTAAATCTATAGTACTAGTATCACTTCCTGTCTGTATATAAAATAAATTATTATCAAGATTATATCCTACTTGATGTTTAGCCATTGTAGGAAATCCACTATTACCATGAAATGATATAAATGGAATACTACCTCCTTGGTCTATATAAGCATTTGCTAATTTATAGTCTTTCTTTGTTATTATTATTCTATTATATCTGTTATCATAAGTAGCAGTAAATCCTATTCCATGTGTACTAAACGGATTATTAGTAAAAGGATATTCAATTCCAATCAATGCTCTTAACTCATTTACTAATGTATATGGTATATTATTTTTAAAGAAAGTAGCATTTCCAAATTGAGGAGAAGTTAAATTGACTAATTGTTCGCCATCAAATAAATATATAGCTCTTTCATTTTCAGCTATAAATACAACTCCATCTTTAGCTCTTATAGTTCCCCATTTAGAATTAGTACCAGCATTAGCAATAGTATCTTGTTTAACTAATACTGGAGGAACTGAAAAGAACTCACCTGTTCCTAAGAATGATATTACATCATCTGTAGCTCTTTCTTGATATACTCTAGGTAAATGCCATAATCCTCTTCTACAATGAACATATAAGTTAGCCTTTATTCTAAATAAATCTGTTATCTCTCCTCTTTCTCCTTCTACATCTTTATAATTATTTGGTAAAAATATAAAATAATTATCTGATAATTCTTCTTGAAAAGATTGTTCAGACCAAAATACTCTTGTTGGAAATTGATTTTCAGGATTACAACAGTTATATCCTATTGGTAAAAAGTAATATTGTTTTTCTTTTTGTCTTCTGTAATAATCTAAATTACAATCATAAAATTCAGCCATTGGATAACCTCTATATAATCTACCACTTCCTCCAGTACTAATAGATTCACTATCTAATGCTGTAAACTTTTCAGTAAGATAATTATCAAAAGCATTTGCTCCAAATGCTCCTAAAACTGAAGATATACTATTTATTCCTGAAGGAGCATTTACAAAATCACTTCCTGTTGCAGTTATACCTGCTCTAAGTCCTAATGGTACTTGACTTTCAATATATATATTATTAAGTATTCCAGAGAACCATCTAATAGTATCTGAATTTAAACTACTAAATGAACAAGTCATTGCAAGACCAGTATCTTTAATAGCATCATGTAAACCATTATTATAATCTACATTTATCATCTGTTGTAGATTCTCATTCTTTATACCAGCTTGTACTAATGAAACTCCAGCAGCAATAGCCATACTAGTTAATACAGTAAGGGCTGTAGCTCCTAATTCAGCAGATATAGCTTGACCAACTCCAGGAACTACATTTACAACTACAGCAGCAACTAGTAATACAACTCCTGCTACAAGTTCCCAAAAAGCTTTAGTAGCTGCTGCTCTATTAGCAGGACTGCCTATTTGAGTATCTGAAAAACAAGAGCTAGTCAAATTAGTACATGAAATATAAGTATCTCCTCCAAATACTTTTATACCATTTAATGTACTAGTTCCATTAAACATTACTGGATTAGCATGTTCTCTATAATAAGTTCTATTAGCAAAATTAGAATAAGCATTTGTTAATCCTGATTCTAATGTAACTATTAATACTCTTCCTAACTGAGAATCATCAGCAGCACTAGAAGACCTACTACCATCAGGGTCATAATATAGAAATGCTGGTAATGGAGAAGTATATTGTATTATTCCTATCTTATTATCTCCTGAAGCATTATAATAGACATTACCTGCATCTGTTATAGATGAAGCTGCATCTAAATAAATAAGTTTAGTAAAATCAGGTAAATCAGTCATTGAAGGGTCATAAGCATATCCTAGAACAGAAGATTTCCATCCTATAAACATATCATATGGAACTCCATTTGAAGCTTGATAAGTACTACCAACTTGTATTTTTGGAACATAAGTTCCTAAATCTCCTACTCCTGTTAAAGTAAGTAATGCTTGAATCCCATTTCTATATCCAGTTGACCAACTTCCACTTCCAGAAGCTAATATAGCAGCATTAGTAGCAGATTGATAAGTAGTAGCTCCATATTTATAATAAGCTTGTATCTTTAAATTCTTAGGTTGTAATCTCTTATTATTATAAGCAAATTCAGGATACCATAGATATGCTCCTATAGTTGATTCAACCATATTTTGAGTATATCCACTTGGTTTATCAGATAAATAAATAAAAGGATAAAATTCAGGATAAAATTGATTAAACACATGATATTCAGTACTTCCTCCTCCAATTATATTTCTAGTCATCATTCCTGATATACCATTATCTAAAACTAGTTTATCATTATCTGTTCTTTCAATTCTAGTAATATAAAATCCTATAGCATCTGGAGGAGCTATAATATTATCAAATTTTAATCCGTATAAATTAGAACTAACTGCATTATTAACAGTAGCTACAGTAACAGTATTCTTTGAACCAATAGTTATTACAAATGTATCTGAACCAAGTATAGGAGTTTGATATTGTGCTAATTCACAATCAGGGTCTAATTGTATATATGCTCCACTAAAATAAGTAACTAAATCATCTATATCATCATATATAAGTATAGCATTACCCATTACATCTTGAGTAATTTGTACATCTGTTGTAAATATATTAGGTGAATTTGAAGGTTTGTATCTGAAAGTAGCATTTATTACCAAAGGTCTTCCAGCACCATCTACAGGAAATGTATGTCCACTATTTAATGTAACAGTTAATGATATATTGTATTTATTTATATTTACTGTACCTGCATTTTGTATTAATGGATTAGTACTATTATCTCTATAAGGAAACTTATGTTGTCTTATTTTCTTTCCACTTAAAGGATTACCTTGCCAATCATTTCCCCAAAAATTATTAGCTCCATTACAAGAATATATATCAGCATAAGCATTATCACATTCATATAGTTCCATTCCTGTAGTATTATCAGGAGAACCCGGAATATGAAATGAAGGACTTAAAGACATATCTTTCATTAAATATTGTATTCCAAGACTATAAGCTTCTCCCGGCATATATTCAATGAAAAGAAAACCACTATTTAGATTTTTTATATTAGCAGAATCATATTGACTATTAACTATTTCAGTTCTAGTTGTTAAACTAGTTTTTATCTGACTAGCATATTGTTGATAATTACACCAATTATATTTAGTATCTTGAGCATTTGCAAGTATAAGTCTATTCTCTAATTGCTCTATATGTTTAGGAGCAAGAATTATATTTTTATCAATACTAATATCAGCTAAAGGAATTTGTATTAATTGTGCATCATTACCTCTATAAATATAAGAAGATGAATTTATAGATATTGGGTCAGAACCATATACTTTAGTAGGAAATCCATCTCCACTTATTGCTTGAATAATTGCTATTCTATAATAAGGAAAATTATTATCTAAATTACCTACATTAATTTTTAAAGCTTTATTAGTTTCTCTAAAATTTTGAGCATCATTAGTTATATATCTACTACCTCTAATATTACTAAATGTATTTTGACTATTATCATTATATATTTTAGTAACTCCTGATACTGTTATCCAATTTGTAGGATTTAAATCCTCGTCCAAATATTGAATTGCAAAATTATAACTACCTGATTTAATAGTTCCTCCATCTTGTTCAGATATAGATTCAAAGAAAGGAACTCTAGTATATGTTTTTATTAATTCAAAAGATTGTATATTCCATTTAACTCCACTAAAAGCTGGACTTCTAGTTCCAGATAACCATACTTTATATGCACTTGTATAATAATTTTGTTGTTTATCTATATTAAACTGTCTAGCATTATGAAGTCCATCTACCCAATATACTACTATTTCATTACCTCTTCTAACTCTATAAGTAGCATCTATAGGATAATCTTGACTAAATCCTAAATTATTACTTCCATTAGGAGTATTTACTAATACTGTATATGTATCTGAACTATCTAATAGTCCTATTTCACTACTACTATCATTTAAATTAGTACTCCATACTATAATACCTCTTTCTCCTATATATAAATGTCCTATTACTTTATATCCATTACCACTATTTAAAGTAGCTACTTGTACATTTGATTCTTCATTTGATACAAAATTTCTATCTCCTTGTACTGTTTGAGTAATACCATTCAATAAAAATCTATAAGTACCTTCTGGTTGGTCAACAGGAGAATTATCTGTATGTAATCCAGAGTAAGGTCTTTGTATATAAATATCTTTGTTTTGATTATTAGTTGGCATTATAAAGTATAAAATTGTCCTCCTCTAAATAAACTATAACCATATCCATAAGTATATTTGTTTCTCATATCAGGATTATTAAACCTTTTAGTTTCAGGTCTTCCTAATCTACCAAAGAAACTATAATAATCATTACTTCTAGGTATTAAATAATTTCGTTGTTCTAAGAAATTTTGATATTCATCTACTCCTTTAAGCATCATAGTATAATTAGCAGCTTGTTTACACTTATGATTCCAATCTAATTCTGATTTTAATAATAAAGCTTGACTTCCTTCTCTTTTTTTATAAAATAGCCTTTTTTGCATTTTATAATTAATATATTCAGATAAAGCTTCAGTATAATAAATATGGTCTGGAACCAAAGGATAGCCTGTATCTGTATCTAATACTTGTCTTAAATAAGATAGTGCTATTTGTCCATCTCTAAAACTAAATCTTAATATTTCTCCATTTACTATAGTATATTCATCCATGATTTCTCTATGATATAACATACTAGTATCTTCTCCCCAAAAAACATCTCTATTTTTATCAGCTTTACTACTACATACTATACTATTAAAAAAACTATGAGTTGCTAATCTTACTGGAGAAAAACAATTAGTATATATATTCTTTCCTCTCCATAAATCATATTCAAATTTTAAATCAAAAAAAGGTCTATAATAAGCTACTTCATAATCTGAAATAGGATTACCATTTTCATCTATAATTACTGGTTTATCTTTATTTAACTCAATATTACTATTTACATTACTACCATCTTGAAATTTCCATTCAGGACTACTATTTACATCTATAATATCACTTGGACACTTCTTACTATCATGGCAATAATTTTTAGCTATCTGAATAATTGCATGAAAACCATTTGGTAATAAACATTGTCCGTTTTTTACTTCAATAAATGATAGAGCTTCTTCATATTGTTTAACTGCACCTATTAACTCTAGAGCTTCTCCAATCCACTCTATAGCATCTACTTCAGTTAAATCATTATCAAAGTCTCTAATGTACTTTGATATTATTCTATCTATTGAGGTATATTTAGTTTGAGTACTCATTATTCAAATAAATCAGCTAATTCTTTATCATCTGTTTCTATACTAATAGGGTCATTTTCACTATACCATTTTTTACAAGTATAGCAATATTCACAATAGCTATCACTAGCTTTCATTTTATATTTAATGGTCTGATTTTTAACAGTTAAATATCCATTTTCAATTTTTTCTATAGTAACTTCAGGAGGACATTCTTCTACTATAATAGCCCCTTTAGGAAGTTCTTTTTTACCTTCTGATTTCTTAGATATAGAAACATTTCCTTTTATTTCAGACATAACTTAAAGTTTTAAATGTTATTCAGGTACTTCTTTTGTTATATACTCTTTACCTTCTTTAATTAATTGAGTTATCTTTCTATCTACTGAATATCTAGCTCCATCAAATGTATAGAACATATGATGTCTTAAATACATATCATCATGTTTCCAAATAAGAGAATATGTATATCCATTTGTATGTTCATTAAAATTATAAACTAGTCTTTTTTCTAATTTAGCTTCTTCATTTGTATTCCATAATTCTTTAGTAGCTTTCCAATTTATATTACCATTCAATATATCACCATTCTCATTAAATCTAAGTTTTTTCTTTTGTCCTCTTATGAACATATTACCAAGTCTTTCAGGTAACATGATAATTTTACCATCGAATATATGAGCCAAGAGGAACTGAAAATAACCATACACAATTTCAAGATACTTTTTGATTTCTATTTTATGTAAATCTGTATCTTTTATTTCTTCTAAATATATACAATATGCATCTGTAGCACTATATCTGGTCTTGTCTAACTGTAGGTTGATTCTCATCTCTACTATTATTATTTTTATCTTGTTGTGTTTCTGTAAATGATTCCATCATTTCTTTAACTATAATTTCTACTATTGTATTTAACATGTCTAATTCAACTGGAAATTCTAAATCAGGATAATTTAGACAATTAGGATTAGCATAATCATTACAATAATTAGGAAATATTTGTACTTCTATAGGGTCTTCATATATTGCTATTACTTCAATAGCTTCTGGTTTAACTTTAGTAGATAAATATAAAAAGTTATTATCTCCATTACTTTTAATTATATATCTAGGAACATCTCCTGTATATTTATTAGCTTTAATATATTTAATAGTATACCAGTCTGCTCTAGTATAATTAATCTTACCATCCAATGTAGTTATTGATTTAATCAATAATTTATCATTAGATGATAATATATTAGGTAATGGAAATCTACTTCTAAGTATATATCCTATATTTGGAATATTATCACATTCACTTATAGGAGCATCTATCATTTCTAAACAAGGTAAACTCTGATATACATGAGGAGCTATTAATTGATTTTTATTAGCTGTTTGAGTAATTATAGTATTTCTAACATCTAATAACTTAGAATAAATATGTCTAGAACTAAGTCTAGTATCATCAGATTGTACACCTTTTGAATATCTTGACTGAACTCTTTGTATAGCTTGTCCTATTGTAACTGACATATATATTTTTAATTCAAAATGAAAGTTTTATCTTCCATCCATTTATCAAGTTCAGATTTTAAATCTTTAGTTTTGAACAAACTATAACTATCTTTTTTAATCCATATTAACCATCTTTCAGATACTTGTATTCCTATTTGAGAGAATAACCTATCATATAAACTTAATTGTATCTGATAATGGTTAAAAGGATTATCTAACATTAATTCAAATGGATTAAGTAATTTCTTTTCTTTAAAACATTTGAATATATCTTTATTAGTCTTATAATCTGGTATTACTATTTTATCTTCTAAAGTATCATAAAGTATTATGTCACAAGTACCACTATAATAATTAACTTTATGAACCATTCTACATTCCTTCCATAATATTATATATCTAAAAGGATATTCTTCTTGTAAATCAGTCCAAAATTTAACTACTTGCTTTTCTTCTTCAGTAGAAGGTAATAAAGTATCCATTACTTCAGCAAAATTATGTGTTTTTTTACCTTTAATAATACTGTCTTTATTAATCTTCTTCCATTCAGCTAATACTTCTTCTTTAGTTTTTCCTTCTTTTAAAGCAACAAAACCAGCTTTTTCATCAAAATCTACTGGTTCAATAAAACTTTCTACAATATGAGAAACAGAAGTTAACTGTTTACCTTCATATGTATATCTATGTTGCTTTTCATCAAACTGAATATCCTTAAAAAACTCCTTTATTTTAAATCTTATCTCATCTATTCTTGATGATACATTAATCATAAACTATTATTGTTTTATTATAAATGACCTAAATATTAAGTTCTTAGTACCATTAGGAGGAGCAGTAGTATAATGAACATATACAAATGCTGTATCTGCTGTAAAAAATACTGGACTTCCTATAGTAGCAGTAGTATCTAAATTAACTACATTATAATAAATAGGAGTAGTTTTAAATGGGTGAGTTATTTTAAATATAGTAGCTGAACCAGTACCACTTAAACTATCTAATTTAACTACATAGTTATTAGTATTAAGATAAGTAGCAAATCCATTTATATTACCTTGATGGTAAACTTTAATAGCATGTTTAGTACTATCATAATAAGTAGTACCATTTACTTTACTACCTACATATTGATTATCTGCTGGTTTTACTACAAATCTCTCTGTAATATAAGTATTACCAGTTTTGGGTGGACCAGTATGTGTACCAGTAATAGTCTGACCAAATGATGTAACCATAGTTACAAGTCCTATCAAAGTTAATATTAGCTTTTTCATTTCTAGTTTATTTATATTTTATTAATTTTGTTTACTATTTTCTTGATTATTTTGCTGATTAATATCAATCCCTAAAGTATTATGAGCTATATCTGAAGCTTTACCTAAAAATCCTACTAATAGACTTTGACCAAAATAAGCTAGAGAAAAATAAATAGGTATTCCATATAAACTTAAATCAAATTTAGTTGATAAAGCCCCCATTCCAAATATACTTAATATAAGTACTATAAATGCTATTTGAATACTTCCACTATTATATTTCATATATTCTCCTAAACTCATTCTTTTAGTAGCAGTCTTATTTATCTTCATCTGTTCTACTAAACAATGAGAGTATATTCCTAATATACCAGCTATAAAGAATAACACTAGCATATCAAAAGGAATACCTGAAAATAGAATATTAGTTATACTTGATGTATCAGAGTTTGTCATAATATATAAATTGATTTTATAAAGATACAAAATTTATTTTTAATTTTATAATTTGTGAAATATATATTTTCTAATATTATAGTTCATTATCTACCCATTGAGGTTAAATAAGTTTGAATATTTGTATTCATAGTACTTATAGTAGCAGTTAAACTATTTCCTATTTCTACATATCCCGCCGTATGAGTTGTAAATGCTCCCGCACTTCCACTATTTTCTGCGGCTATATAAATCTCAAGATTTGGTTTTGTGCTACCTGAAGCACCTGTTTCTGTTATAACACTTGTAGCATCTTTATAAGCTATTAAAGAGGTACTCGATGTTCTTTTCGCTAAATAAATCCCATTTACTGATGCCAATGACGAAGAAGCTGTATAAATATTATCATTTATTGCAGCTTGTAATTTATTTCCTGAACTATTAAAAGGAAATAATTCAGTTCCTTCTGAACCATCAAAACATCCTAAAAGACATTCACCCGCTGAAAAATTACCAGTACTTGGTGTATAGTAAACTAAATAAGCATTATCAACAGTTAGGTCACTACTTGCGTTTATTCCCGTTTGAGCATATTGCGTAGTACCATTCCAAGTACAACCCGCACTTGTTATTGTTGGCGAATTATGAAATGTCAATGTATAAGTTCCGGGATTCTTTAAATTGAAACTACAGCTTGTTAAATCAGTATTTGGAAATGGATAAATAGCAATAGCACTACTCCAACTACCATCAGCTTTTTTATTAATTACAAGTGTATTAACAAAACTTTTTACTGTACTACTTATTGTAGCTCCACCATGCATATCATTATAATCAAAATAAGCTTGTGCATCTGTATCATAAGCAGGTGAAGTATATCTATCACCTACCATAGCAAATTGTTTCAATAAAGGATAACCACGCATTGCCATAACCAAAAGTATTATGTTGAAGCTGAACTCATAGAAGCACTTATAGTCCAATACCAAGTACTACCTCGTCTATTACCTTGTAAAACTGTAATAGCTCCAGCAGTACTTATTAATGGAAATAAATTACTACTTGTCCATGTTCCATTTATTAAATAATGACCTGTAGGGGCTTGTAATGTTCTACTACCACTACCATCTTGAATAACATATAAAGTTATATATTCTCCATCTGAAGAATTACTTATAGCTAAAGTTCTATTTCCACCTAATGTAACCTGTTGATTAATACCATTAGTTACATCAAATGTTATTGTAGCTCCATCAGTTATAGTATAAAAAGCTTGTGGTGAAACTGCACCAGTAGCTCCTGTAGCTCCAGTTGCACCTGTAGCACCAGTAGCTCCTGTAGCTCCAACTCCTGCTATTTCTACTGCTACTATTTGCCAAGTATCTGTAATAGGAGTACCAGTAGCACAATTAGCATATATAGTATAAGTTTGTGCAGAAGTACTTGCTGGAGAATCTATTTCTACTATAGTACCTAATTGCCATAAAACAGAAGCAGTACCAGCAGAAGAAGAAGTCATAGTTTCTCCCATTTGAGTACCACTATTATTCTTTAATTTAAAAGCAACTGTTCTAACAGTAGTACCAGTATCTTTTTTAGCTTGTGCAGATGCTATAACTAATATACTAGAATTAGTGCTTTTAGGAGTAATTGTAACACTTCCTATAGATATATCACCTCCTCCACCTGTTATATTAGTACCACCTGTACCCTTATTGTCATTTTTATTAACAGTATTTCCATTTACTCTCTGTATTATAACATTACTTGTACCTACAGCAAATGAAGCTACATAATTACATTGAAATATTCCATTAAAATTAGTAGTACCTTCACTATCTACTGAAACTAAACCAAACATTTCAGTAGGCTCATCCATTGATTTAGCTCTAGTTAATATGTAAGGATGACTTCCATCTCCAACTTGAGTAACTACATATAAACCATTATGAGAAGAAGTAGATTCATTCATTACTAATATATAGTCATTAGCTACTAAAGTAACTCCATCTACTGCTGCTAATGCACCATTACTATTTCCAGTTAATGTAGCTCCTACTCCTGATGAACCATTATTATAAGTATTAGCTGCTAATGCAGCAGTTGTAGCTGCTCTAGCTATTGGTTTTACAGGAGCATTTAGAAGTTTATAAACCTGTATATTAGCTGTATCAGATATTTGTCTATCTACTAATTGAGTACTCATTTAATAATCTTAATATTCTATTTAACTATTAATATCTATAATCTGCAATTAAACCTGATTCACCAGTTCCAGGGGCAGTTACCATTGTAATTGTACTTCCTGATAAACTATAATCTGTACCTCCTGCTTTAATTCTTTGACCATTTAAATATAGTTTAAGACTTCCTGCTGGATTAGGAGCATGAGCTAAAGTAAAAGTTACATTGGAACCATTAATACTACCAGAAGGTACTTCTTCATCTGCAAAGTTAATAGTAGCACTACTAGATTGTACAAAAGTAACTGCTGTAGTACCTACAGTCATACCTTCAGCAGTACTACAAATCCATATAGTATTAGCTAAAGTACTACCTTCACTACCTATTACTATCAAAGCCATTGGAATACTAGTAGCAGTATTCATACTAGTAGCTCTAGTAAGAATATATGGATGAGAACCATCACCTACTTGAGTAACTGTATATAAACCATTATTAGCTTGAGTAGCTTCATTCTTAACTAATATTATATCATTAGCACTTGGAGTAATACCATCTATATTACCTATAGACCCATTACTATTTCCAGTTAAAGTTGCTCCTACACCAGCAGTACCATTATTATAAGTATTAGCTGCTAAAGCTATTGTAGTAGCTAATCTAGCTTCACCTTTAGGTTGATATATACCTGTAAGATTACTTATCTGAGTATCTACATATGATTTATTAGCAGCATCACTACTTGAAGTTGGAGTACTAACATTAACAATTTTATTATTACCAGAATCAAGACTACCAGTCATAGGTACTGACCCATCTTTCTTTACAAAATTAGCTCCATCAGCTAATTTACTAGTGGCAATACCAGCAGCAGCTTTTACTTTAGCATCATCAATAGCTTGGTCAGCTATTTGTCTATTTACTATTTGAGTTGACATGTTTTATTATTTATGTTGCCTTAATATAATTAGCTTTTAAAACTTCACTTGGTGAAGGAGAAAATGTAAATATTATAGTATTTAATCCACTTATATTATAATCTACTGCTAGAGTTTGAGTTTGACCATTTACAATCACATCTACTTTTCCAGCTACAAATGCATCAGGTGTAGTAAATGTTGCATTAATCCCATCTTGGATACCTACTAATGATTTATTATATTCCCAATTATCAGTAGTATAATCAACTACATCTACAGATAAACTAAAATTTCTTATTAATGTTAATTCAGCATCTCTATCTGATTGATTATCATATTCCCAATCTACTGAACTACTTTCTTTAAAAAAAGTAATTTTATAATTTCCTCCTCTATCATCTTTTTTTATTCTTTGTATTCCATTTAAGTTGATAGATTCTCCATTATATGTTGATGTATATAATAATACACTCATTAAAGTTTAGTTTTTACTTGCTGTTTTATTATTGTTATTCCTAAACATTAATAAATCAACATCATTTTCCAATCTAGTAGTTCTTTTATCCAGATTCTCTATTTTAACTTCGTGAGAACTAAATTGAGCTACTATTTTTCCTCCTTCAATTACTACTGTAACACATATAGCCATTCCTGTAAGCAATACACTTGCTATTTTCCATTTATTCATTGAAATAGTAGTTCTATGATACTGTTCTTGTGTCATAAAATATAATTTTTTATTTAGCTATCCATCCAGTATTACCTGTGCCACTCTCTTTAATATATAAAGTAGTACTAGTACCACCATCTGTTCTTAGATAAAAACTACCTACTCCAGCAGTTACATTCCCTTCAGGAGTTCCAGTTCCACTCATTAATACCAAACTACCTATAGTACTAATATTATTAATAGTTCCACTACCTGTTGTAGTACCAGCGGTAGTATTACTTATTTGAAAATAACCATTAGTATTATTTGAATTATTAAGAGTTCCTGCATCTGCATTACGAACATAAACACTATCTGCTTGTCCACTTTGTAACTGTATATTTCTATAATATCCTCCTTGTATATAAGCTCTTTTATAAATAAACATATTTCCCCCTACCCTACAATTCATTAATGTATCCTGTCCATATGCATATCCATCTGTAAAATTACAATCATAAGCAATATAATTTACTGGATAACCTAATCCATATATACCAAAACTATCACAACTTCTTAATACAACTCTACTACTATCACCATGTCCTAAAATCCAATCACTTCCTCTACCATATCCTCTATAACTATAATTACCACAATATTCAAAAGTATGATTATCAGCTTCATCAGGTAATCCATTACCACTAAATAATTGACAAGCTAATCTTTGATTACCATATACATAAACATGATTAAAATAAGTATTTATGTTATGATGTATATAATGGGCATGTCCTTGTGCTTTACTAGTAATTAAATTAGCAGATGAATAAGTATTACTTACATTATGTTTAAGTACACAAGTAGTAGGAGAAGTAATAGAAGTAATTGTATCAACCTCTGAATGTACTCCATCAGATAATGTTATAGCCCATTTCTGATAATCTCCTTCTGTAGAAGTAAAATAATAAAATGAAAATCCTGAAATTCCACTTATTGTTAAAGTATTTGTTCCTGTAGATATACTTGCGCAATTAGAATAAGTTTGATTAGCTAAAGGAGAACCTGTATAATATATTTTAGTAAATAACTCTTGTATATCTCCTCTTTTACCATCATTAACAAAATCCACTATTCCTTGAAATGATGAGTATATATTACTTCCAATAACATTTAAAGGAGAATAATATCCAGTATTATTATTAGTTATATAAATCCCCTGTCCCCATTGTTTATCCCAATTAGGACTATTCTTCTTACAATCTGAATCACCTACTATATTTACATTATAAACATTCAATGTACCCCCAAAATTACCTGCACTATATATTGCATTTCCATAAAATTCTACTTTAGCATGACTATTAAAATCAGGAGATTGAATTGTTAAATCACTTATAGTAACATTTCCATTTCCAATTTTCTTAAAGCATCCCCAATTTGTATATCCAGCACTATCAATATGTTCATCTGATTCATGCATTACTTTAATGGTAGCTAATCCATTATCAACTCCATCTATATGAACTCCTCCTCTTAACACTAAATATCCTCCATTAGCCTTCATACTATCACTTAATTTAGGACATATTATATATCCTCCATTGCTTTCATCAAATAATATATAACCTATATTATTATTTACTGCATAATCAAATACTTGTTGTAATTTATTACCCCAATCAGTTCCAAAATAAGCTTGACTATCTACTCCTGTAACTTGACACAAACTATCTAAAACAACAGAAGATGATGATATATATTGTTTAATATGAGTTTCAGTATATAAACTATCACTTCCTTCAGCAGTATATAATCTACTTTTAGGAATAGCAATAACTTTACCACTATCTGCTGCTACAAAAGTTCCTGTAGGAGCAGTTATAGTTGCACTACCAGCAGTAGTACTAACCCAAGCTATTCTCTTTTTATCAGGGAATATTCCTTGAGTAGATAATGCTAGATGTCCTGTAGTAGATACATATCCATTAACTAATTTACCATCACTTCTTACTTGAACAAAAGCACCAAGAGCCTGTCCACCTGCTAAATCTCCTACCGCTAAACCATTTTTAGTATGAAAATCAACTCCAGAAATATCTACATTATTTGTATCTCCCCCTACATTTATATGTCCACTTTTATTAAGCCACATTGCATTTCTTAATCCATATGTTTCAAATACCTGTTGAGAGTTAATAAAATAATTTGTTTCATCTTTAGTACTTGTATAATGTCCTCCTCCTCTAGCTAAACTATCTGCACTACCAAACATTTGACTACCATAATTTCTATTAATTAATTTATTTCCATAAGTACCTTGGTCATAATTACCACTTACACTTGTTTTAGGTGCAGTATCTCCATTATTCTCGCCATATATATGAATATCAAAACCATTTCCATTCAAAAATATATAATTAGTTTCTCCATCTATTGAACTATAATATAAATTATGAGTATTATTATAAACATAATTACCATATCCATTAAATATCGAATATTCTATAACTCCAGTACTATCTCCAATATGATTAGCCCTACCAAAAGTAGATGTAACAAATAAAGCTAAATCTTTAACTACATTTTGATAACCATAAACATAATTAAATGAATTATTAGAAACTAAACTAGAAGCATATCCATTTATATAATTATCATTACTATCTAAATAAATATATCTATTTCCTTTCACTCCTATAGATATAGGACTTGACCCACCATTAATAAATCTTACTGAATCACCATTACCATAATTATGTACTCCTTCATATAAATAAGGTCCAAATGGAGCATATCTAAGAGCTAAATAAGTATTTAATTCATTACTATCAACACCAAAATTAGCAGCTATTTTATACATAAGCCATCCAGGAAGTATAGCAGTATCTCCAGCAAGATCTGTATCCCAAAGTAATATATGAGTATATGCACTTGTTCCTGTATCAGTTACCCATAATCTACCATCTGATTGTCTTACTGCAACTGCTACTCTATGTTTAATTTTACTATGTACAGTAGAATCAGTAGCAACTGGTGGAAAAAATACACTATCCATTCCAAACCAATTATACAAAAATAGACTTGGAGTAGTTACTTTAGTTGTAGTACCTTGAGAATAACTATTAATAGTTATAATTGAAAGTAATATTGTTATATATAATCTAATTTTGTTCATATTATTTTGTATATAAAGGAATTGTATAAATTTCACTATTAGCAAAAGTTTGTCCTCCAAGTCTAGTTATAACTCCACCTGCTGTTAAAGTATAATCAGTACCATTTATTAAATCTCCAGTACCATTTAAACCCATTTGTGGAATATTATAATTATCTAATAATGCATTTGTAGCAACTGTATTACCTGCTGATAATGTCATTGTAGTACTAGTAGTGCTATAAGGAGATAATATAAGTAATGAGGTAGAACCTCCAACTGTCCATTGTATAAATCCAGCTAAAGTTCCAGTTCCCATTCCACCTGAATGTAGATTGATACTTTTTAAGTATTTCTCTGTCCATTCTATACTATCTCTAGTTTCCCTTTGTGAACCTCTTGTTGACATCTTAAACTATTTTATAAAGTTAAATTAACTATTAATATCTAATGCACCATTACTACTAGCCAAACAACCTAAACTATCAGTTAAAACTAATGACCATATATTATTAAATGTATGGGGAAAACTAGGTAAAGGAGCTTTTAATTGAAATTGTAAAGTACTATGTACTAAATCAGTTCCACTTTTTAATTGAGCTACTGATGTATCTAAAGTCCATTTATAACTATAAGGTAAATTTCCTCCTGTAGTTGAAACTATACTAACTGTAAATACTGTATCAACAGTAGTAGGAGGAGGTACATCATTATCTATATTAGCTTGTGTAATAATAAATACACATAAATGTTCAGACTTAGTATTACAATTATTATTATCTACTGGACATACAAATTGAATAGTACAATTACTACTATTAATATTATTTAGAAAATTATTTACAATAGGAGTTATATCTAAATTTTCATTTGATAATAAAAATCTTCTATTGGTATTATATTGACCAACTGTAGCTAATACTGTACAATTTTGTTTTTGACTCATTTAACAATTACTACAATTATTTGTTACTGATATTCCTGAATAAGTATTTATAATTCTTTGTAAACTTTTATATAAATCACATAAAGTAGCACAATTACTACAAGAACAATTACTACCTTCAATTAAACCATGATGAAACATTAATAATTCTAGAGTAGTTTGTTGGTCTAAATTACCAATTATAGAAGCTATAGAACAACTAGTTAAGCAATCTATAAATACACAACTTTGTTCTGTTACACTAGTTCCACTTCCAACTTGATAAGTTGTAATAGATATAGTATAAACTCCATCTTTTAATGTAGTATCTGAAAATAATAAACAACCTATTATTAATCCTTCAGCACCTATTTGTATATTACTACTAGTAGATGATGAACCAAAAAACCATTTAGTTACAGTAGATACTCCATTATAACTTAATGTCATATCTATTGGAGCAAATCCATCTGGAAAAGTATTACTTAAATTAACTCTATATCCACCTGTAATAGACGTAGTTGTACTACCACTAAATGTATAACCTAAACTAGCTAAATATGGAGTTAATATAGCATCTACATTTGTAGATACACTAGAAGGAGTAGGAATAGCTACTGGAGAACTTACTGTTTCAAATATTTTACCTGTAGCAATATTGATTAATCTTAAAGAAGTAATATTAGTTCCACCTACTAGACCTAATAAACTATTTTCCCAATAAGCATTAGTATTATCTAAAGTAAAAGTATCTGTATATACAGTATCACAACAATTTTTCTTAGCTATTATCTTAATACTAGAATAGTCGCTAGGATTAGATATAACAGTATCTAATTGCTCTGAATTAGCAACTATAAATTGACAACCACTATTATCTAATGTAAGCATAATAAGAATTTAGTTTTAGTAAACAGGGGTATTGCTACCCCTGTCTTTTATTTATTTATAGAAAACCAAGTGCCTTATTAAGCTCTTTCAGCATCACCTTGAGTTTCACCATCTACACCAGCAGTACCACCATCTATTGTATTTACAGTAGTACAACTTGGACATGCAGAAGTATAAGCTGATAAAGGTCTAAACTGATTAGCAAAAATAGTATCAAGTAAAGTCATTACATCACCTATAGTATTAGTTTCACCACAAGGAATAGCAATAACTGTTCTATTTTGCTGTTCAGTTACAACATCTTCATTATGTTCATCTAAGTAATTACTAATAGCAACTGTTAAATATTTACCTGTTTTACTAGCATAAGTAGTAACTCCTAATGCTACACCAGCAATTTGAGATACTCTATATGTACCAGCATTTTTATCTATTCTACCATTCCAACCAGCAGCAAATTCTTCCCAATGTGCTACATCATAACCAGCACCTTGTTCATATGCTAAATCTTGAGCAGTAGTAACAGTAGCTAAAGAATCAAAACCTTCAAATACTGTCATATTAACATCAGTCATTCTAGGGAAATCATATTTCAGATTTACATTAGAATATGTTTGTAATGCAACTGCACTTGTAGTTACTTTAATACCAAGATATTTTCCGGGATTAGCAGCTACCCATGCAGCATAACCAGAACTTGTAACAACAGCATCAGAGTTATTTGGGTCTATCATAGCAGCAGTAAATAAGCCATTTGGGTCACTATTTATCTCCTGAACCATTAAATTTACCATCTCATTACCTGCTGCATCACAAGCACCTCCTGTACAATCAGAAGGACAAGCTGATGTTCTAACTACAAAACTAAATAATGGAGTATTAAATCCATATGTAGGATAAGCTGCTGGATTAGTTATAATTAACTTCAATCCATATTCAGTATCACATTTTGCATTTAAACCTAAAGTTCCAGATACATCTTTTAGTTTCTGTATTTTAGCTTGTGCAGGACTATAACATCTTGCATCTATTCCAACTACTTTCCTTAACTTAATATATTCACCAGCAGATTTAGATATATCTGCTAAACTACCTGTACCAAGAGGGTCAACTCCTACAGCTAGATAAAATTTGTCTGCTAATTCTATTGTTGAGGTACTATCTACAGATATACCACTAGGATAAGAAAATAATCCTATTTGTCCTATTGCTAGGTCAGTAACTTGTTTACCTTTTGCTAAAATATGAGCATTACCTGATGTTACAAGAATCTGCTCAACTGGATTTGTTTTAGGCATTTTACGTTAATTTAATTATTATTTATCTATTTTTGTTTTTAAGAACTTATATTGATAATCTGGTACTTGTAAATTACCTGTAGCTATTGCAACTGCTATATCTACTATGTTTCCATGCACTTGATTTGGTAGTTCACAATCTTGATTAACAGTTAAACTTGTTCCATTTGGTAACTGATAACCACCTCCTCCTGCTACACTTTGACTATTATTAATATAAAGTGGATACCTTATATAACTTAGTCTTAACTTACTTGGAGTAAATGTACCATCTGTAAATATAGTAACTCCTCCTTGTGCAAATTCAACATTTATTTCTCCCCATTCAAAACTAGAACTATCAAAAGGACTTTCTCTATGCATATCATCATGCCTTTTTACTCTAGCCCTTATTAATTTTTTACATGAATCAGGGTCACTTCCTCTATAAGCAGTTATATACGCTCTTGTAAAGTACATATAATCTGCTGGCAAAGCTGCAATATACTTATAACTATCTACAGGAGAAGGAGTAATACCTTGTGAATCAATTAATTCATCTTTAACTATTGTTCTTATATCATCTATTTCTCTTTGATTAGTCTCAAAACCATAACTACTATTAATTATTGGTTCTGCTGACGACTTAATAAAAACAATCATTGCTTCATTAAGTAATCTATCTATCTCCTGTATTTTTAAGTTCCTATATTGTTGACTATCAATTTTATTTACTCTAACTTTGAAGTCATAGTGCATATCCTTAACAGTCATAATCTATTTATTTCACTTGTCCAGTTAATTTACCTAATATACTTCCTTTCAGTTTACTATTATTAGGGTCTAAGAACCATTTAATAGCTTCATCTATATCATATGCAATTAATTCTCCCATATAATATATACTACCACCTTCTTTAGTAAGTATATTCTTATGAATACATTCAAGAACCAGAGAATTAGTATATACTTCTTCTCTATCCATTGATGTATATCTTAAGAATTCAAGTACATTTTTATGGTCTTTTAGTAATTCATCTATTTCTACATCTAAGAAACTAGAACTTCTACCTCTTACCATTTTCCTAGAGAGTATCATAATAATGCTAATCTTATCTTCATTAGACATTTTATGCTTAATAGCTATTGCCTTATCTCTAGCTTGTACTTTGGTAGCTTTTTCAATTACCTCTGTTTCCTCATCATATATATAATGAGTAGCATTTGGATATAAACCAGCTTCCCATGCTTCAAAAGTATTTGCTACAAACTTACTAGCCTTAAGATTTTTAATCTTAACAAAATCTCTTGGTATCTCATCATTTAATATTAGAGTATTATTTGGTAGCTTAATACTTGCTCCTTTAGTACTCCAATAAGGATGAGGCTTTTCAGGATTAAAATTAGCAGATAAATCAACTCCTAAGAGTTTACCATATCTTTCTGCTTCTTCATCTGTTAATCCAGTAGCATAACCTCCTTTATTACTGTCATAAAGAACTTCAATAGTTACTGGTTGTCTAAAACTTTCTTTACCTTCTTTATTATGCCAAGTTTTATGTGGCAAAGGTCTTATTTGTACTTCTGACATATTCTCGTTTTTTATCTTCTTAATATTCTATTTTAGATAAGTAGGGGATTTTCTCCCCTACTTATTTATTATTTAGTTTCTAGATAATTTCAATTCACCACATCTAGTTACATCTTCAATGTGTACACCACATTGTTTCTGCACATGCATTGTATAATAATCACCAGCGTGAGACATTAATTTATTACCTGTAACTGGACCATAAGGAGATTGTAATCCACCTACATAACCAAGTTTCATACTATTTCTCTTGTTCATTAACTTAATATTACTAGAAGCACCTTCACCAGAGAAATCAAGGAAAGTAATTCTTTGACTTTCAACAGGGAAACCTGTTACGGGGTCAATTTCAAAGTTAATTTCCCTATCATCATACAATGGATTATGTATAAGAGTAAGTACAGCACCATTAGCCATCTTATATTTAGTAAACTGATAACCAGCTTGTAAAGCATTAGTATTATAAGGAGATTCAGTTTTACTAATAAAGGTATTCTCAACAATTTGAATAAATCCTTTTTGAGACATCCAATCCTGTACTGCTCTATGGAATTGTATCATACCATATTCACCAGTAAATCCCATTACTTCTCTTTGAGTTCCGGGTTTTATTCTACTGTAGAATATATCCATTAAATACTCTTCTATCAACCGTGCTGTCAATACACTATAATAATGTATATGTCCATCTTCAAGTTGCTGTTGTATTCCCGGTCCACTATAAATAGGTCTACCAGTCTTACCTATAATTGTATTAGTTGACCTACTATACCAATTACCTCTTTCAATTTCTTTATACCATTGATTCCAATATTCTACTTCAGCATATCTAATCCAGCTATCATACATATTACCTTTGTTATCTGGAATTTTTACTGCAAGAACTTCTTGTGCAGCATCACCAGTAACTTCATATTTCTTACGGAATCTGCTCATCCTATTCATTAAACTAATAGGAAGTGAATATTGAGTGCTACCACTTTGTTCAGCACCTTCTTCATATTGAGCATACAGTTTAGCCCAAGGAGTACCTCTAGTAAGATATGTAGCAGGGATAAAATCATTAAAATCATCAGTCATCATCTTCAATGTATATACCCAACCACTTCCTTGTCTAAATGGTTCTTCTTGTACACGACATTGATATTTCTTATCACTAGCCCCAGGATGTATAACATCTCCTGGTACAAACCAAGGTTCATCTAATGATATTCTAAATGATTGTCTTGCTTTACCAACCGTAGTATTTGCAGCAGGTTCAATTACTTCCATAACTATCAATGGTCTAGTAGAAGCACCTCTTAACTTCCATTCCCATGTATCTGATTCAATAGTTTCTTCTCTTGCTTGATTAACAAGAATAGAAGTAAGTGGATTATCAGAGTAACGATAAGCAGTAAATATCTTAGTCATTTTACTCTCAAATACGTGAGGTTTAGCTATTAATGCAGCACCAAGATGATTCTTTTCAGTCATATTAGCGTGCCAAGGCATCCTCATAATCTGGTATCTACTTTCTAGTTTTGCCATTGTATTGTTTATTTAATTTAAGTAATGTTTAAAATCAGTATCTTGTTATTTATTCTTGTTTATTTATTTACTCATTAAAAAAATCAGCTAAATCTCTATTATTTCTTCCACTTGAAGATGTAGATGGTCTAGCTTTTGATTTATCTACTGCATTTGCTAAGTTACTCTTTATTTTTCTTGTTACTTGAGTTTCACCTTTCTTAAGTATGTCTTTAAAATTAAAATCTAAATCCAATACTTTAGCTAATGCAATTAGTTTATCTACATTTTTTCTATCTGAAAGAACTTTATTTAATTTAAATTGTGTTTCACTAATATATCTATTTTCTCCAATCTTAACTGTAGGTTTAAATATCTTATTTATTAAAACTTTCTTATCTTCTTTTGTTATTGAAAGTTCTCCTACATTATCTAATTCCTTTAATCTATTAGCTACTACTTCTGTAAATTCTGCTTGTTCTTCTAAAAATCTTTGATGCTTTAATTCTTGTTCTTGTAATAACTTTTGTTTTCTAGCATCATCTTTATCTTTAATTATCTTAGTATATTTTTCTGCTTGTTTTTCAAGTTTACCAGCTTCATCTAGAATGTTTATTGTATCATCTGCATCTTCTTTAGATAAACCTTCTACATTCCTATAATAAAACTGTAAAACTCTTTTAGCACTTTCTTTCTTTTCTTCATTACTTCCTTCATTACTATATTGTGGAATATCTACTATTTGACTATGTACTCTAAAAAATTCTTCTGTAGTTCCGCCTTTTCTTAAGAAGTTTAAATACTTAGCCCCTCTATCATCTAATCCATCAAACAAACCTGTTATTGTTTCATCTACTCTGGTATCTACTTCATTTTCTACTCCTTTTAATATACTATCTGTTGTTAGTTCTTCTCCTTCTTCTAATTTAAAATTTGAAAGTATCCCTTCTTCTTTTAAATCTTCTATTAATCCATTTAATATTTCAGGAGTAAGATGGGAGGAATCTTCTTCCTCATTATCTAACACATCTTCTTTTTCTTCTTCTTTCTGTTTATTATCATCTTTTTTATCTTTGTTTAATGAAGTATCTGTTTTTGTAGCCTGTTGATTTTTTTTCTTATTTTCTTTAATTCCTTCTTGGTCATCTTCTTCTTCATTATTTTCTCCACCTGTAGTTTCATCTTCCTCGTTATTAAAGAAGTCATCCTCTGTTACTTCAGGTTTTTCTTCTTTTTTAGTTTGACCTTCTACTTTAGTAGTAGTAACTTTAGGAATTTCTACCTCTTGCTCTTCATGTATATCTGGTTCACCTATATTCTGACCAAAGAACTTTGTAGTGTCATTACTTGGAGAATCCCAACTAAAATCTTGAATCTTAGTAGCCCCCTTATTATTATCTGCCATATTCTAATACAAATTTAAGTTTAAAAATTAATTATTTGCAAGTTTCATTCTTTATTTTATAAAAATATTCCTATATAGCCATTTGAAAACTATCTTATTTCCTTGGCTTATTTATCTGTTTCTTTTTTAATTCTAGCTCTTTCTTATCTTTTTCCTTCTGATGTTTCAACTTTTCTTCTTCTAATTTTTGTTTTCTTTCATCTAAGTTTTGATTTTTCTTTTCTAAATCCATTTTATCATTATGCATCTTAATATCTAATCCGTGTTTAGCAACTTCAAGTACATCTGGCTCACCATTATTATTTTCATCTTTATTTTGGTCAAATCCCATTGCATATTCAGCAGTCTTTAATAATTCTGTCTTTCTTCTTTCTTCTTCTTTAAGTATAATTTGTTTTTCTTGTTCTTGCCATAATTCTCTTTGGAATTGTCTATTTTTTTCAGCTTCTTGTGCTTCTGCATTTGTTTTAGCAGTCTGTTGCTGAATATCCATATTTCTCTTTCTTTCTTCAGAAGCTTGCAATATTTCTTCAGCTTCTTGAACATTACCACTTCTTACTACTTTAATTACATCACTTAAATCAATAGCTTGATTTTGAATAGCAGCATGAGCTAATTGTTCAACCATTTGTTTAGCTTCATATGATTTAGAACTATCTGTTACAAATAAACTATAAGTACTATTATCTAATAAATCAGTATCTATATCTAACATTTGTAATGATAAATCATCTAAACAAAAGTTTAATTTTCTAGGCTTATTTATAGTATAGGCTACTTTTGCACATTCTAACAATGAAGTTAATACATTTCTTTTAACATCATTATGTAATTTAAAATATGGTTCTAATATATGAGAAGATTGAATTATACTTTGTTTTACATTAGTTACTGCTGCATCTGTACCAAAAAATCCTTCCATTTCTTTAGTAACTCCAATACTAGATCCACATCTTTCATCTATATAAGCTAGTAATTTTATGTATCTATCTATTTCAGTAGCTAAAGATAAATCTATTACCTCAAAATTCTTTTGTTGTTGATTATCCTTATTACCTTCTTCACTTGGATTAAAGAATGATACACTATTAGCATCCAGATAATACATCCATTGAGTAGTATCTATACCAGCAGACCTAGGTATCATATTTATATTCATTAATAACTTCTTACCTTTATCAGAAGCTATTAATAATTCTAATTTATAAAATAAAATATTATAAAAGTATTGATAAGTTTTAATTCTATCAACAATACTAGTAACTTGTGAGTTTAAATTATCACAAGCAGCACCTATATATCTTAGTTTACAATCATAAAGATTATCTAAATCTTTATATTGACCTTGTACTGGTCTTAGATAACAATATATTTCATTTCCTATTTTATATCCTTCATGGAGTTCTGGAATCCATTTCCAAGTAATAGCTAAATCTCCATTTTTCTTGTCTAATCTTTTACCATAATTTTCATCTACTACAGTTTCTTTTAACTGTCCATCTTTATCTACGTAACTTAAAAATCCTACTTTTCTAAGACTTTTCCATTCACAATGTATAACTCTTATTGTATGACCTTCTATATTTTGTAACGGACTAAAAGTAAAATCATCAGCCATTATTTGAGTAGTACCAAATGGATATTTATGATAAATATCATCTACTTGAGTATCTGTTAATTCATCACCAAAAAATCTTACTACTTCATCTGGTGTCATTCTATATTCACAAACAGCCCATTGAGCTTGTTCTATAAAATCATGGTCAGGAGATTTATCATAATCAAAATAAATAGGATTAACAGTTAAACAAATTGGTTCTCCATTTACTATACCTACCCAATAAATTTCTTCACCTGCTATATTAAAATGTTTCCAACCTTTATTAAACTTAAATTGTATATTCTCCTTCTGTATAATATACTTCATTAATTGGTCAGCCATTACTTCAGCAGGGTCTTTATGTTGCCTCTCCATATACATTCTAACTGCATCTGGAGTAGCAGCATCTATTTCTTGAGCTATCTGTTGTTGTATTTTACTTCTTTCGTCATCTGTTAAATCTTTATTCTTTAATTGAGCCTGATATTTTAATTCAGTTTGTTGTTGAATAGGTGTCATTATTTGAGATATTACAAAATCTCTAATTCTACCTAATTCTTCTTCTCCTTTTCTAGTTATAGCATTTTCATCTGTAGCAACTACTGACCATTCAAAAGGTCTTTTCATCTCCATACCTAGTAAAACTTTAATCTTACTAGATAGAATATCTCTATTAGTAAGATTAGCAGGTAATTCTCCCATATTAGCTCCATATGGATGAGTTACATATTCAAAATCAGTAAGATTAACTACATTATTATATAAATCATAATTGACTTTCTTTCTTCTAAATTCACTTATATCACCAAATCCAACTGTTGTATTAGAAGTGAAAGCTCTAGCAGAAAACAGTTGGACTTGGTATTTATACCATTCTTTATCATTTTCATCTTTTTGAGATTGAGTAAGACGTTGATAAGCTTTACCAGAGTATGTACCTATTCCTTCTGCTAGCATTAAGATTAATCTTTAATGAGATTAAAAAAGAAATGAACTTAAGTTTAATCACAAATATACTTAAGATTAAAATAAAAATAGAACTACCTATAAATAAGATAGTTCTATCAGTTAAAAAAAGGCTATTTAGGAATATTTTATCTACTGTAAAATCTTTTCATTCTTTCAAAGTCCTCTGTAAGAGTTTTATTCAAATTATTATCTTCATATTCTTTACCAAGGTCTTCTTCTTCCATTTGTATCATTACCATCATAAGTGCCATCACTCTATCAAAGTTTCCTTTCTTATTATACATTATCAACTCTTCTAACAACCCAGGACTATTAATCATATCTATATTAGTAACTACTTGTCCTTCTTCATCTGTATCTCTTTCAGTTAATAACCAATCTTTAATATAGGTTTCTCCAGCATCTTTTAACCTATCATCCATATGACAACCATATACCCTTCTAACCCCACTATCTTTAATATTCTTACTAATAACTTGGTCTGGTTGAGCAGCTAATAAATGTAATTTCTTTCTTTTAGCAAAATAACTCTTAACATGCAATACCATATTTTCATACATACCTTGTGTATTATATAATTCACAAAGCATTTCAAATATTCTATTTATATCATCTGCTTTTTCAAATCTACCTGTATATTCAGCTACAATCATATTTCTATTATAACTGTACTTATGAGTACCTTTATATACAAATATAGAAGCCATTGAAGTACCTTCATCTAATGAAACAGGGTCATATCCTATTTTATATAATCCTTTAGGAGCATTATCTATTGGATATTCATATATAACTACTGCTCCTCTTACATCATTTGTATCAGGTAATCTTCTCCATATAGGTTTTAATGTATTATTTAAATCAGGTTTAAATTTAACTTTTCCTATTTCATCTCTATATAAAGTTCCAGCTTGTCCTAATGTTAAATAAGTTTTTTCTCTTAATACTTTTTCTAATCTATGTCTTAATTCTACTACTGGTAAATTGTTCCTACTAACTGTTAAGAAAGCTTCAGAAGGTTTAATACAATATTCTTGCACATGACTTTGTAATACACTTCCTCCACTACTACCTCTCATTATTATATCTCTTTCCTTTAATTCATATTTTAAAGCTTCTTCTTTATCTGAATTACCATTTTCATCATAAAATCCATCATTATTCCAATATATAGGATGAAAGAATCCACAAGTACTTTCTTCTGCTTCATCATCCCATATATTCTGAAACTGTAATAATTTAAACATTTCAGGATTATAGAACATATTAGCAAAATCAACTGTACCACTTTCCATGTCACCACCTGTACCAAATATTACTATTTGTCCAGTTATAAATTTACCACTTCTTAATGTAGGTTCTGTAGCTATATAACTAGCTTGTAGATTAGGAAATTTACCTGCTTCTTCAAATAGAACATATGCTGCATCTTTACCTCTAGCAGCATCAGGATTATCTTTAAATGTAATTGCTTTTATTTCAGATAAGAAACCTTTCTCAATAGGTACACCATCTATAATTTGTTTATAACTAGCTCTCTTATGGTCAACTAAATCTTTGTAATGCCTACTTTTTCTAAATCCAGTTTGTTCATTTAGAAAGTTTAAATAATTAGTAGCCATTTGCATTGTACCTTGAGGATATAAATAATCCTTAAGAAATGCTCCTACTATACTTAAACTATTTCTCTTAGTACTATATGTATTTGTAAGTATAGAAGCATTTTTATAAGAATATCCTTTTCTTCTACTCTTACCTACAATCATATGTCTTCCACCTTCTAAATCATCATGTGATATTTTAGTACTTAATCCTAATCCTTCTAAAGCTTTAACTGGTTCTAAATCTGGAAATAATACTTTCATTCCATATCTAGCTATGTCTAAACACCAAAAATAATTATAATCTCCATCCCAAAAATCAGGAAAACCAACTTCTTTTTCTGCAATATTTTCACCTATTATAGTTACTTTCTTTATATTACAGAAGTTCAAATAATGATAATGATGTCCTGTTATTCTAGCTCCTCCTACTTCATAACCTTCAATACATCTTCTAGTTTGTTCTTCCCAATAAGCTCTCCAATCAGGAGTTCCCCAAGGGTCTTTACAATAGTAACCATATTTCTTAAAATGAATAGCTTCTGGACTAAACATTTTACTATTTATCCATATACCTTGAGGGTTTCTAATTGCATCTAACTTACTAGGATTACTCATCTATTCTTCTAAAGGATTAATTTCAATATCACCTTTCAATTTAGTATTCTCATATAATTCCTGTTCTACCTTTTCTTTAAAAGCATTTAAACTTTTAACTACATTAAATGCATCTGATAAAGCTTTAGTAACATCTGCTGGTTTATATACTACTCCACCTGATTTAGTTCTTTCATCTAAATCTACAGTAGTAAAGAAATCTATAAGTTTATTTGCACCAAGAATACAAGCTTCCAAGAAGGATAAAGAAAAAGATGCACTTTTCAAGAAGCCTCTATATGTATCTATCCCATCTACTACCAGCATATCTGGCTCATATAATACTTCAGTATCTCCTCTAACTATTACTTGAGAATTACCTTTAAATATATTAGCTATAATCTTATCAGACCTTTCATCTTCCTGATAACCATAAAAAGGATTAGTCTTCTTAGGACTACACATAAATTCAATATATGCAAATTCCTTTAAAGCAAATTCTTTACCTTCTGAACTATCTCTATTCCATATTTCTCTAAATGGACTTATCAATAAAACTTCAGTAGTAGGTTTAACTATGTTATTTTCTATTATAAATAGTTGCATTTTATAAGTCTATAGTATAAGTAGTATTTTTAATTTTAATAGTAATACTTGAACTTTTAACAATATCAGTAGCATTAGTTTGAACAATGTTAATAAAGCTACTATATTTCTTAGCTAATTTCATATACCATTTCAAACCAATGTACTCAAAAAAACTTAATTCTTTTTTAAGTAATTCTTTAATTTGAGTTTCTTTCTTAGTAATTAAAGCATTTGCTTTCTCTAGTTCAGTAGCTTCTAATTTAGCTAATTCAGTTCTTACATTTACATCTAAATTGATGAATTGAGTTTTTAAACTTTCCATGATAATTATATTTTTTCTAATTGTTCAATACTAAATAATCCGTCAAAACCTTTTAATTGATAACCTTGTACTATACCTCCTACTGCTCTAAAATTCTTATATCCTATTACTTCTGATTCTTTATTTACAATTTGAGGGGACATATCATATACTACAAAATCTTCATCTTCAGTTATAAAATTATCTCTACTTTTATATTCATCTATTTCTTTAGGAGATAAACTATTTTTAGATACCCATACTGGAGAACCATAATTAACTATTTTAACTTTATCTTTTAAATTAATCATACTCATCTAATTAATTATTTCTTCCACCATCTTACTAAACTATCATCATACCATATTTCTACACAATTACTATCTGTTATAGATTGATTATATTTATATACATCTTTTAAATAAACAATAGAATCATTTTCACCCATAATTATAGGAAAACTAGTATAAGTAGAACTATCTTCTCCTATTGTTTGATTATAAACATTTTTTACAAATTCTGCGTGTTCTATACTATCTTGAGTATGTTCTATACTATCCCATTTACTAGCATCAGATGTACCATATATCTCTGTCCATACTAAAGTATCTACCATCCTAGCATCTCTCCAATCTTGTACTTCTATATGATGATTAAAAACATAATCTCTATGATACATAGAAGGTAAATGTCCTATTTCAAGAGTATATAAAGCTCCAAAATAACAACCTTCTTCCCATGATTCTCTATCCCATTTATGTTGAGTAGTAGATGAACAAGTAGCTATACTTGTAATAAGTAATAAAACTAATGTTGCTATTATAATATTCTTTACCATATATTTATCTATTTAATTTCCATTTCAATATTCTATCTCTAGCTTCTATACATTCTTTTTCTGTTTTAAAATCTACAGCATATTGAGCTAGAGTAGCTACTATAACTAATTCCCAAATTACATCTTCTAATTCTACTTTAGGATAATTATATACTGTATTATATGATATACCAGTTATATT